GAAATGACGGTAAAGCAAATCATATGGAAATGGTACCAAGAGTTCTGTCTCTGTATCGGTATTCTCTGTATAGCCGCTAAAGGGGACGGCATCTGCTTCATGCTGTGAAAGGATCTCGCGGTGGATCAAGCCGTCCACCGCTGACAGCCACTTAATTTTTATATTTTCATCAATGCCGTTTGGCATAAGCGCATCGGCACTGTGGATTGCTTCAATTATTTTCATACATCCTCCTTGTTCCAAATAAGGGGAGCTGTGAAGCCCCCCTTATTTAGATTTTTTAAGCATATCATCGATACGACAGTCCATGCACTCCTGCGCTTTGAAGGATCGTTCAATCTCCGCCGCTATGTAAGGCGGTACCTTGGATTTCTTGCCTCTGGGCAAAAGATAGTTTACGCCGTTTACAGAAACAAACATATTAGGATCTTCATTCGCTGCGCCTTTTGGGATGTATACCTCTACACGATTGTCTTCCACTTCGGGAGTATTGGTTTCATTCTTATCCATAATTATTTCTCCTTCCTAAAGGTTAAGAGGGACAGGGCATTCATTCACCTTGCCCCTCTTCTATCAATTAGTTCGCTTCGTCAGTGGCGCTGTAGGTAGAACAGCTCATTACACGGAGTGTTCTCTCGGGATATAGGATGGTAGCGCCGTTTGTCTCAAACTTATAGCCGATGGTGCTGAACTGATTCAGAGGACCGCCGATCTGGACCTTGTCCTTGACGATCATTTCCAGTGCGCCTCCCTCAGGGTCAATAATGCCGAAAGCATCCTTGCCGAAGAAATAAGTCGCATAGGTCACGCCGCCTGCCTTGTTGGCATAATCGCCATCAAGAATAGGTGCGAATACGTTCTCAATGAAGCGGCAGCCGTGCAGCTCCCCGATCTCACCGTTGTAAATTTCATCGGGTTTTGCGTACTTGTGTGCTTCCATCCAAGCCTCACTCTTGCGCAGATCGTAGGAAACCGAGGGGTGGATTACGGCGTAATACTTGCCATTGATGGTGGGAACACGGTCTTTCTTCATCTTGGTCACTGCCTTTGCCACCATGTCGGGGGTGAGAACGCTCATGACGGTAGCAGATGCTTCCATCAAATTGGGTGCGGTGGGAGTGGATGCCACAGCGCCGGTGCTGAGTGTAATGTTGTCGCAGTACATAACGTTGGTGTTGGTGAGCAGTGCGTCGCGGATCAGGGTCTCCTGTGTCTCAGCCGCAGAGGCGCCCATCTCCTCAGTGGCACCAAGAATAGTATCATCATAGGCGCGCATTTCCAGTACATCGGAAATGGCTGCGTAGGTACCGTACTGATTGATGGCGCCCTGTTTAGAGCTCATGCCGAACTTCTGACCGGAGGGGATCACACCTTCCTGCAGCTGTGTAGCCTTTGCAAAGGTGTTCCACTTGCGCCATTCCACAGTCTTGCCGTGATTTGCGGGAAGTGTCTGCTTTTTTGCAAACTGAGCGTAGAACATTTCCACGCGGGCATTTTCCAGCAGTTCCGTGTCATAAAAGGTTTTCAGTTCACCGGAGAGGGTATGAGTGGCATCAAAGCCCTGCGTGGAACCGTCGTAAGCGTTTACGTAATTGCCGGTAGCGTTGACAAGGGTACCGGCATCTGCAAACAACTGCAGATTGATCATGAGTTTCATAATGTTTTTCATTTTTTCTCCTTCCTTATTTGTGGAGAAAACCGATCCTACTTCTGTCCGGGATACAGTTTTCTGCCTTGTGCGGCAGCTTGGCGGATCTGTTTTTTCAGTTCCTCTCGCTGCGCTTTGGTTGCGTTTCGATAGTCGAATGATACAACGGAAGGAGCCTTCGAAGAATTCCCATTTTCGTTTGGACGCATACTGCCCGATCGGATGGCATTGGAGAGCTTCTCGGCGGTTTTCTCAGCAGCCACCTTCATGGCAGTCTCCTGGATCTCTTTGCGGTGAACGGCGTGGTAAGCATCCTCCACGCTCAGTCCCACTGAGGGAGAGGTAAGCCTTGAAAACACGGGATTTTGCAGTTCTTTGCGCAGGTCAAAGGAAGGAAATACAGTTTTCAGCGCATTTCCTTGCTGTTCCAGTTTCTGAATGTGATTGACAATCTTCTGCTGTTCCAGCGTTCTTTCCTGTTCCCGCTGTTCTCTGGCATTCTGCCGTTCTTCTTGGTCAATTTGTCTCGCCAGATCGATGGAGGTACCCATAGCAAGGGCTTTTTCCTCATAATACTGACCGTCATCATTGATCTTTTGGCAGAGTGCGTCCACGTCCAGCTTTTTCTCATCCAGCCCGTACTTTCGCGACAGCAATTCAAGGGATGGCGTCAGTTTTGCAAGTGTCGCCTCCGCATTTTTAGAGCTCTTCAACCGCGCACGCATCATCTTCTGCATTTCATCCTTGTATTCGGGATCCTGCATGATTTCGTCCCAGCTTAGGCGTCTTGCGGTATTCTCTTTTGGTTCTTCGCTTTTTTCTTCCGTTGGGGTATCGGTAGCAGCGGCGTCCTGCTTTTCTTCCTCTTTCGCATCGGCAGACGCAGGCCTCTCGCTTGCCGTGGCTTGTGGAATGTTATACGCCCGTTTGCGTAGTTTTTCTTTTGGAACACCCAATTCCAAAAGACGTTGATGCCCGGCGTCGGCATCCGCTGTAACGCCCGAAGCAGCTCCCTCTCCACCTCCGTCACCGGTACCTTCCCCGGCAAAGAGTTGCAGATCCAGCCATTTTGCATATAGCATGAGTCAATCCTCCGATATGTTCTGCCGCTTTCGGGGCGGCGAATCCCTATGTAATACTCTCTTGGAGTTATACATTCTTGATAGTGAATGAAATATAGTCGGGGTAGTTTTCCCCAAGTAGTGAAAAACCGTCGCACAGGGAGTCAAAAATCAAGGTTACAACAGCGTTATACTGTTCTGCTGCCTTGCACCCGATCGCCGCTCTGCCATCGGCAAACTCTATCCTAGGTTCGGTCACTCTGCCAAGCGCATGCAGGCTTTCCACATTGGCGGCAAGAGTATAGGCAAGAATGGATGCCGAAGCACAAACTAGATCGCGACCGGGTTCTGCACTGTACGCATGTCCTTCCACTGTTAAAAGATGATCATTTCGATCATAAACCACGTTGATCATGCTTCCTCCTTAGGCTGGCTGCGAGGCTTCGCTTGCCTGCCTTCTTGCATTCTTTACATTTGCAGGCTCACCATTACCAGCCGCACCCAACTTGCCGCCTGCAGAAGGCAAGGAAACGCCTCCCGGCGCAGCGCCCCCAAAAGTAGCCATCATATCCTGCTCGATCTGAGGCACCAATGCGGGCTCGTACTTGGCGGCAAGCATCATGATAAGCTGCATATACTGCTGCAGTTTTTGGAACATGGTACCGTTCTGAGAGATCTTCTGCATGACAGTATCTTTACCGTCGAAGTCCATCATCTCAATGCAGGCAAGCGCCTGGTCTACCATCTGCGGATGAAAGAATCCCATCTGAAAGAACTGGACCGCCAATTCGTTCTGTGTGATTTTCGTGTATACATTCCGCTTTTGCGCTGATACCTTGATATCGAAAACGGGTAAACGGTAGCCCCGATCGGTACCGAAGTCAGATCCTTGATGTTGCGGCGCCAAATTTTTATTTGTGTAGGAAACAAACTGTTCTGCGCCGTACTGTCCCACTATGCGGAATTGTCGGGGGAGCTCATAGAACTGTCGGATCAACTCAATACAGAGATCTACGATTTTCGCATACACTCTGTACGCGGCTTGCGTACTGTCGCGCGAACCCTTTCCGCTTGCTTCCTGCAGGGCGGCAATAGCAGAGGCGGCAGTAACTCCCGAGGATGTACTGCCCGTAGCGCTTTCGGTGTTGCCGCTGGTTTGGCGCAGTTCATCAATGATACGGTCGTACACATTCACATATACACCGTCAAGGCTTGAATGCTCGATCTTTCGGATGGAGTCTTCTCCCAGCGTTCCGCTGACCTTCACAAGAGGGTTAGACAGATCTAAGAATGCATCTTCGTTTACTGCGCCGTCCTGTCGGTAAAAGTAACGGGGGGTTGCGCCCACCATGGCGTTTTTTACAAAGCTGGTCTTGAGCAGATCGATCTCGGTCTGCGGATTGCGGCAGAGATCCACAAATCCATAACCGCAGGGGGAGCCTTCAATGGGAAACAGGGGGTCAAATTCGTAGGGATAGCGTCCATGATCATACAGTCCGCGCTGT